TAATATCCCAATCACCTTCAAGCAACTGTTTACGTTGGTGTTCAGGTAGGGAAAGAAGCATCGCTTCGTAGTCTCCCTGACTTGAGAGATATGGATTATCAGATAATCTAGCAGGTATGAATCTTCTTTTAAATAACGCTTCACCTGCTTTACTGTGTCCATCAGGATATTGTAAAACTTTTCCTGTTTCAATGTTTGTGGCATCAAATGCTCTTCCATAAGGTGCAGGGTCAATAAACATTTTTTTAACCCACTGATGTCCCGGACCTCCGGGGTTTGTTGTTGCTCTCATATACACTTGTAAATCAGAAGCAGTAGAACGAAGTCTTGACCTCATGTAGTTCCAAGCAAATGGTGTTGCCCATTGTGTTAATTCATCAAAGCCTATCCAACTAAAGGCTAAACCTTGATATCTTAGTACGTCATCGTCTCGGTCTAGGTAGGACATCCATAGTCTTGCACCTGATGGAGCTACCCATTGCATCTTTCTTTCCGACCACTTGATACCCTTGTATATTTGAGGGTACAATTCTCTTGACTTCCAAACAAGTTCTCTCAACTCTTCTGTTGTATGTCTAAGCAGTAATCCACTAAACTGTGGATGGTTCATATAACGTAGTGGGTCTGCTAACATTGCATATGACTTACCACCACCTGCACTACCACCATACAACACTTCTCTTTCAGGAGAAGCAAGAAACTCTGTTTGAGGTCCTTCGTTTGGTTTAAAGACCACATTCTGTTCTTCAACAGGTATAGCCTCTATGTCATCTACTACTTTAGGCTTTTGCTCCGACTCTGCTTTCTTCGATGGCTTTCGCTTTTTGTATCGCCTTTTCTGCGTATTCAGACCATCGTTTAAGAGTTCTAGCCTTGTTCTTACGTTGTCGTTCATGTAGTAGTCTTTTCCTTAATCCTATATGAGATATTTCTCTTCCTGTTTTAGTTGTTAGCCAATTAGCAACTTGTCTTAGAGAATATTGTTTAATATATTTTCTTGCTAGTTCTAATGCTTCCAACTCATAAGGTACAGGGTCAAGTAATTCTTTATCTTCTTCATTTATCTTATACCCAAATGGTATTATTCTTGCTATGCGTGGTATCTGTATCCACTCTGTTTGTTCTTCGTTTTTTAAATCTGTTGGTTGTGGCAGTTTCCACTTACCTAAACTTCTATCCATTATTTCTTCTTTGGTGGTAGTATCATAACACCACCTGATGCCTCTACTTGTACTTTCTCAGTTTTAATTAAACCTACTCTATCTAATAATTCTTTTGCTGCACCAAGTTTATCTCTAATACCTAATTGTGTTGGGTCATCCATACCACTCACCATAGCTACTGCTGCCTTGGGTGCATTACGACTCATATACAGTTGTGTCTCTTCCATTATCTCATCTTTCATAGATGCGACAATAGCAGAAGTTCCTGAGTGCTCTGAATATCCTGCAAGTAGTTTTGCCTGTACAGGGTCTCCATTAGCTTTGTCAAACAAAACCTCTAAAAACTTTTGTTGTCTCTCTGTTAGTTCTCTTTTCTTTGTTGTCATATAGGTACACCCTGTTTTACAACTCTATCAATCAAACGTTGTGCTCTGTTTGTTGTCTGCTTAAACCACCTGCTGTCTTCCATCTGAAGTGCCATTTCACGATAGTCTCCCACTTCTACTGCAGCAATCATGCGTTTAAATTTAGATAAACGAGGCTTTCCTAATTGAAAAGACATATTAATTAATACGTGTTGTATATCTTCAGGTAAAGAATCAAAATCATTAAATATATCTTGACAGTCATTTATAGCAGTCTGTACATCTTTTTCAAACCACTCTTGTACTTGTTCTTCAGCTATAGATGTACCAATAGGTCCTGCATATATCTCTTCATCCCACTCAGTAATCAAATGTCCGATTCCTCCGGTCAAATGCCCTTCACTGCAATGGTACGTTTCGTATTTACAGCCTTCGTCAGCCTCTATTTCTTTTCTTAATATATCTATATTCATCTTCTAAGTCCTTGCTTACGTTGTTCTTCGTGTAGAGATTCAACGTGTTTACGATAAAAATAATTACCTATTTTATTAATTATAGCAGATATTTCTAAAAATGTCAAGGTTTTTAATGTCATGCTCTTTTTGATATCCTTTGTGCTAGGTGACTAATAAGTATCTGTCTCATTTGTTCTGCTCTTGTTCTATCTGTAAAAGAATACTCTCTTACATCTTCTGAATCAAGTCTAATTGAGAATATGTAGAATGCTCCCTGTTTTGTGACAGGTGATGCACTTCCTTTAGCTATTCTTTCGGGATTAACTAATGTTCCAAAGTTTGTTTCAATAATTTTAGCCATTATTTTTTCTTTAACATCTTAGCAGCTTGACCTACACCTTTTATACCAAACGATGCAGATATAGCAATATATAAAAGATATTGATACCAATCAGGTAGTGTTGCCAACACTTCAAAACCACTTTGTACATATTCTCGCATTCCCGGAATGAAAACTAATATAGCAGGAGCTAATAGTACAACTAAAGCAAATTCGTCTTTCCAGCTATCATTTGTAGCATCAGCCATTTTACCTTCCCACTCTATCTTACCTGAAGCTACTTTCTCTGCTACAGTTGCTCTAGCTTTTGCCTCTGCTACTTTTGCTTTACCTTCTGCTTTTGTTTTTTCTAGTTTGTTTTGAAACCATGTTCCTGCGAGATTTGCGATTGGTCCTATTAGTGCTTGTATCATTTTCTATCTTTTCCTTTAATCTTTCTGCTCTTAGCTTTTCTTTTACTTTAACTGAATTTACGAAATCTTGATGCTTTTTTTGCAATCTTTTTGGGTTGTTTAGAAAATTGTTTACCTGCTCTCTTCGCTTTTCGTTTAGCAGCCGTAGAGGCGGCGTATTCACTGGGAGAAAGAGCCTTAATCGCTGCCGAAGGTAAATAACGTTCGCCAGTTGCCTTTGACCCTTGTGTACTAGGTTTACCTGACTTGGTTCTCCATTTTTGTTTTGTCCACGCAACTAAAGACCTCTGTGATTTTTTTAATGCCATAGTTTACCTTTACATACATAAATCTTCATACTTTGTTGTATGAAGTCTGTGTTGAGATAAGTCACCTTTGTTCTTTTTAAATATTTCTAACATCCATTGTATCATAATTTACCTGTCCATTTTCCTACGAAGTATAATATTAATCCACCTAACCCTAACAAAGCTATGAAAGCTATACTATAACCCATAATTTCAATAAGTTCTTCTCTTCTTCTCTGAGCCATTTTCTCTGCATATCGTCTTGACTTTCTAGCTTCTGCTTGAAACTTTTGCCAATCTTGCCATAATCCCGGTCTGCCTACATATATCATAATTTGTTTGAGTTCTTCTTCTTGTTGCTTTATTTTCTCTAAAGCCATGAACTCTTCTAATTCATTTGTTCGTACACCCTTGGCTCTTTGTTTCTTTGCTTTTCTCTCTATCTCTTCTTTTGCAAATACAAAATCTGAGATTTGTTTTCCACAACTTGCTAAGTCTTTTCCGTTGCTTATAAAACTTTTAATTACACCGAAGGCAGCATTTGCCGCTGCTAATTCTGCTAACATTCTACTTCCTTACAGGTTTACAATATGCAGTTATACGTTTATTTCCATCCTCTGTTGGTATGCTTGGCTGGTCATGCAGTTTTTCTGCAAAATAAAGACATCTATTGATATCCTTAAATCTTTGACTCTGATTCACAATTTGATTATCAATCATGAATATCAGAAGAAACTCTATCACTTAAATCGGGACACCTTGTACATCTTCATCATCGTCATGACAGTCACAATTACAATCTTCACAATCACAGTCATAACATTCACAAGTATCACACCTTTTTCTTTTTTCGTTCATTTGCTCTTTTTAAACTTTCTTTTGCTTTTTTAAATATACTAACAACTTGAGTTTTACCCATTACTTTAGCTCTTTGCTCACCGACTGTAAGTATTTGTATCTTTCTCGCATATGGCTTATTGATTTTTTTAACCTTCGCAACCGTGGCTCTGGCATCTGTCGGAGTTGCAAACTTGATACTAACCGTATCCTTAGGATTCTCATCCGTGTATAAGCGTCTATCAGAACCTTTTGGTTTTTTTCCTGTACCAACTTTAGGATCTCTTTTTTTTCTTGACAACTTTTTTATATCCCTTCTTTTGGTCTCTATTAACTTTAGATAAAGTTTTAGCTTGACTTGCATGAAGCTTGGATGCCTTCTTCAATCCTTTTATTACTTTTGTTAATTTTTTAGTGTAATGTGGCATTAGTTTCTGTATCCTCCACCTGCTTTTTTGTAAGCCGCAGCTAACATTTGAGCTTTTCTTGCAGACCATTGACCCGGAGCACCACCTTTGCCTCCTGCCTTTATTCTGTTAAATATTCTTTTTCTCATTTCAGGTTTTGTATAGTTACCTGCTTTGTTTACTGTGCTTTTACTTTTTTTCTTTGCAGTTCTTTTTCTAGTTTTCTTTTTAGCAGAACCACCTTTTCGTAACTCTAGTTCCGATAAAGCTTTTGCTTGACCTGCGTGAGCTTGACTAGCTTTTTTAAGCTTTCCTGCTACTTTTTTTATTGTTGATTTTGCTTTTTTTATTTCCACTTCGTTCTCCTAAAGCTACTTTATATTTTTGTACTCTATTTCTAGCTAGACGTTCTTTTGTCTTATTCTTTTCTTTCAAAGCTTGTCCAACGTCTCGTCTAGCTTTCATAAGTAATTTAACAAGTCTATCTTTTTTAGGTCCTTCTTTTAAATTAGACTGTTTATATCCTGCAGTAGAAAGTGCTATAGCGATAGCTTGTTTATGAGGTTTACCCTCTTTTTTTAGCTTTCTTATATTTTGACTTACTACTTTTTGACTTCTTCCTTTTTTCAGCGGCACTTGGTAATAATCCTTTACTTACTGCTCTAGCTCTTTCAGAGAAACCAAGTTTCTTTTTACTTTTTATTTTTTTTCTTATTGTTTCTAACTTGGCTACCATCTGAATATAGATTGTTAAACGTTACTGAAGGGTCTAAATAAGACTCATGAGATTCTGCTGAATGAATCCACTGTGAAGGTGTGAAATCAGGAGCACCTTCTCCAGTTCTCCATAAAGCTGGACTTGTTGCTCTCACTCTGTTGTTTGGCAATGCCACTATGTTACCAGTCCATTTACCTGCATCTAACAAATACAATACGTGTGATTGTTTATGTTGAGCTGGATCATCTGCTATATCGCTGTCTGTGTAATCAACAGTAAATAAATATTTACCTGTATAGAAATCATTATCAATCTTACAAAGCCAAGGTGATGAGCTTACTCTGTCCATCACAATAACTGAATGATGTCTTGATTCACAATCCCAAGGTTGACACAGATGGTCTTCCATTGGTTCTGCCCATTCATCTACGGGTATGTCTGCGACCAAAGCTTGAATAGGCATTCTTGCCCACATTGCACCACCATGCACATTTTCTTCAGGTCCTCCTTCCATGTCTATCTCACATCCTGTGAAAACAACTTGGAAACTTAAAGACCTATCTGGTATGGTGTTTACTGCAAATACCATTGCGTGAAGGAACTCACCGTGATAGTTTTGATGATTACAAGTGAACTCTCTTCGTACCCAACATTTAAAGTGTGGTACGTTACTTATTAGATAAGACATTATCTACGTTTTGCAGCTCCACCCCTTGAGTACATCTTTGTCTTTTTCTTCATGCCTGCACCACCTCGTGCATACATTTTAGTTTTCTTTTTCATTCCTGCACCACCTCTTGAGTACATTTTAGTTTTCTTTTTCATTGCCATTTTATTTCTCCCATTATGACTTTTTATTTTTCTTACGAGCAGTTTTTGTTCTTGCGTAAGACCTATTTTTAGAACGAGGAACTGCTTTCAA